AAAACCGACCGTGTGGGTGGTTTTGGCTCAACAGGAATTTAATAATGAGTGAAGAAAAACAACTTAACTATGAGAATGAAGATAAACCGTACATAGTTGCTTATGAATTCCCCAGTATGCAAAATTCTGGTTTTGAATTGGTTTCATCGGTTGATGAGACAAAAAGAAATTGGATGGATACTACTCCAAATAAATTTGCATACAGATGTTTACCATTATTAATGGCTAATAGCATTGGTTGGCAAATAAAAATAAAATTTGGTTTTGTTGTACAATGGAACGGTGGTATAGGTTTACATGATTTAAAAATAAGGTTTCCGGAAGAAAATAAACAATATTCTTCTCATGTTTTGTCTCATTTTGGATCTGGTATTTTAACATTTAGTATACCTTGGTTATTTAAAACTAGTAAAGGACATAATTTGTTTATTACCGGACCAATTAATGATCCAAAATCAAATATAACCCCACTAACAGGAATAGTAGAAACTGACTGGTTGCCATTTACATTTACAATGAATTGGAAAATAACAACCATGAATGCACCGGTTGTATTTCATCCCGGTGATACAATTTGTCAATTTTTTCCATATCCAAGAGGTTATCCTGAAAAGTTTACTGCTCTTACTGATAAATTACAAAACAATGTTGCAGTAAATAAAGAATACACCGATTGGGCAGAATCTAGAAGAGAAATAAATAAACAAATTTCCAATCCTATCAATGATCCAATTGAAAGAGGAAAATTGTGGGAGAAAAATTATTTTAAAGGCTTGCACAAAGATGGAACAAAATTCGATGAGCATCAGATAAAAATAAATTCTTGTCCTTTTTTAAAATTACCAAATGAAAGATTACTATGAGTGAAAACTATAAAATGACCAGAGAAGAACTTTTGGGATTTCATGAAAGCCTCTGCAAAGAGGCATTGGAACTTATGAAGAAAAAGAATCACGATTATGCCGGTAAGGGTGGCGAAGAACCATTTGCAAACTTTACTCGCACAGAAGCAATGGGTGTTACTACTACGGAAAAGGGAATGCTTGTCCGTATGACAGATAAGATGAGCCGTTTATCATCATTTACTGAATCTGGCACTTTTGCTGTTTCTGATGAGAAACTTTTGGATACAATTCTTGACATGATTAACTATTCCGTGCTATTCTACTGCTATATGCAGGAGAAGCAAATCAAGCGCGAGCAGGGTAAGCCTATGTTCCTAGTGGAAGATCCAAATCATCCAATCAGAATTGAACCAACAAAATAATGTCTAAATTTTATACTTATGTTGCGATTCGGGGAAACCGAATCCTGTACCGTGGATATGACGGCTCCAAGCGCATTCATCGTGCAGAGCCGTTTTATCCTACGGTGTTTGTGCCAGCGGTCAACAAACAAACAGAGTGGAAGACTCTGGAGGGAAAGTATGTTGAGTCTTTTAAGCCTGGAAACATTGATGAAACTAGAAAGTTCATTGATGACTACAAAGACGTATCGGGATTCGAAATCTATGGTAATAACGACTTCGTATATCAGTTTATTGGGGAGGAATATCCGGGAGATGTTGCGTATGATTACAACCAACTTCGTATCGCTTATTTGGATATTGAAACTGAATGTGAAAACGGATTCCCAAACATTGAACAAGCAGATCAACGAATCAATGTAATTACTATTCGTCTACACGAACAAACTTACACATTCTGTCTTGGTAAAGCCACTCCTGTAGATTCTAATCACCATGTCTATTCTTATGCAAAAGAAGAGATCATGTTGGAGCAATTCTTGCAATTTTGGCAAGACAAAGACTTCGACATTATCACTGGTTGGAATGTCCAGTTCTTTGATATTCCATATATTATTCATAGACTGAACAATGTATTAGATGAGAAATCTGCAAACCGTCTTTCTCCGTGGAATCAACTTAAAACTCGTACTGTAACCGTTAAGCAACAAGAGCATGTGGTGTATGAAATTGTTGGTATTGCAACAATGGATTATTTTGATTTGTATCGAAAGTTTACCTTTGTAACAAGAGAAAGTTACAAACTAGATCATATTGCTTATGTTGAACTGGGTGAACGCAAAGCATCTTTTGAAGGATTCGACAACATACAAGCATTTTATAAGGGTGACTTTGATAAGTTTGTTGGATATAACCACAAAGATGTTCAATTAGTTCTTCGATTGGAAGAAAAACTTAGACTTCTTGAACTAGGTCTTGCTCTTGCGTATTCCGCAAAAGTAAATTTGCGCGATGTATTTTCTCAAGTAAGAACTTGGGATACTATCATTTATCATTATCTAAATCGACAAAACATTGTAATTCCGCAAAAAGAAGTTGAAGAAAAAGATACAAAGTTTGAAGGTGCGTATGTCAAAGATCCACAAATAGGTGAGCATAAGTGGATTGTATCTTTTGACTTGGATTCGTTGTATCCTCACTTGATTATGCAATACAACATTTCACCGGATACCAAAACTTCATATGGTAAGCGCGGCATCCTAAATCCCCAAACCATATTTGATCGTGAGGATGGGAAGCCAGTTACTACTTTTGTAGATTGTCTTCAACTGATGAATGATGTACGCCAGCGCGATGAAAGTCTTGCAGCAAATGGAGTAACATTTCGCAGAGACAAGCAGGGATTCCTACCGAATCTTATGGAAACCATGTATGAAGAACGCAAGATGTACAAAAAGAAAATGTTGGAATGTAAAGCAGAGTTGAAGAATCTTCCAAAGGATGCTCCAAAGGAAAAGATTCGTCAACTTAAAAACGATATTTCAAAGTATCACAACTTTCAACTAGTTCGCAAGATTCAACTAAACAGCGCATTCGGTGCTATCGGTAATCAGTACTTTAGGTATTACGATTTAGATTTAGCAGAAGCAATTACCATTTCTGGTCAATTATCAATTCAATATATTGAACGAGAGTTGAATAAATTCTTGAACAAAACTATTGGAACGAAGGGTGTGGATTTTGTTATTGCAGCAGATACCGATTCAGTTTATCTCTGTTTGGATAAACTGGTGGAAAAAACTATTCCAAATGCAGATAACAAGAAGGTCGTTAAATTCTTGGATAAAGCCTGCAAAGAAATTCTAGATCCGTTTATTGAATCCAAATATGAAGAACTTGCATTGATGATGAATGCATATGCTCAAAAAATGCACATGAAGCGCGAGTCCATTTCTAATAAGGGTATTTGGACTGCAAAAAAGCGATATATGTTAAATGTGTATATGGGCGAAGACAATGTTCTTTTGGATAAACCTGAAATGAAGATCATGGGTATTGAAACAACCCGCTCTTCTACACCACAAATTGTCCGCGAAGGTTTGACAAAAGCCATAGAAATTATTATGAATGGCACAGAAAAAGATCTTCGTACATTTGTAGAAGAATTCAGAGAAAACTTTAGTAAACAAAATCCTGAAGTTGTTGCCTTTCCAAGAGGATGCAACGGCTTAACAGAATACGCAGACTCGTCTAGGATTTATCGCAAATCTACACCAATACATGTGCGGGGTTCTCTTTTATACAATCATCATTTAAAGAAACATAAACTTACAAAGAAATATGAATTAATTAAAGATGGTGAAAAAATCAAATATCTTTATTTAAAAGAACCAAATCCTCTTGGCGAAGATGTTATCTCATTCATCAATACTTTACCGAAAGAACTTGATTTGCATCGGTTTATAGACTATACTTCGCAATTCGAAAAGAGTTTTGTAGAACCGCTTAAGATTATTCTTGATACCATTCATTGGAAAATCAAAGAAGAAAGCAGTCTAGAAAGTTTATTTGTATGAACACAAATGCAAAACTTATTATTGAAAAGTGTTTAGACGATAAAATTCAGGAGTATCGCTTGATTGTAAAAAGTGATTTGGCAAAACTTTCAATCGCACAATTAGAGTCGTTTAATAACAAAATTGCAGATCTAGAATACGCAAAACAACAATTAAAGGGAGATAAATAATATGGATTTAATAGACTATATCAAAGTATATGATAATGCTTTGCCTAAAGATTTTTGTGATCATTTAATACAAGAATTTGAAAATTCTGAAAACAAACAAGAACGTTACGATAATAACGGTTATCCAAATTTTACACAATTAAATTTAACAAAATATTACGGTGAAACTCCAATGCACGATGTGATTGTGCAACAAGCACTGTATTTTAAAGATTTGTATGTGCAAAAAACTAATTCTAAATTTTTTCCACAAAAACATGGTTTTGAAGAAATTAGAATGAAAAGATATAAAAATGATGGAAATGATAGATTTGACGAACACATTGATGCCGGTGATCTAAATACTTCTAAAAGATTTTTAGTTATGTTTTGGTATTTAAATGATGTTGAAGAGGGTGGTGAAACTATTTTTCCTGCACCATTTAATATACAAGTAAAACCCAAAGCAGGAAGAATTTTAATGTTTCCGCCAATGTGGATGTGGCCACATGCCGGATTGGCCCCAAAAAGTAATAACAAATACATTATTGGTAGTTATTTGCATTATGTATAAGGAGATACTATGAGTTTTTTAAAGAATATTATCAAAGAATCTAAAAATGAATTTGCTTCAATCGTGGATGAAGGAATCGAAGGAAGCGATATCAAGGGGTTCGTTGATACTGGCAGTTACGCTTTCAATGCTCTACTCTCTGGTTCTCTTCATGGTGGCATGCCTGACAATAAGATCATGGCTTTGGCAGGTGAGAGT